CAAGGGAATCGAGGAGGCAGAGGACTTGTTCGCGGCTGAGCTTGAGAGTTGTAGTCATTGGCTTTGGTGTTGTGGGATCTCCCCGACAAATCAATAATGGCATACCAGGGGCAAGGGCGCAAGCCCTCAACCCTCGCGTGCTGTTTTGTAACCGGCCTGCCTGAGGGAGGTCCAGAGGGCGCGGGCCACCTGAAGACAGGTGCGCTCAGTGCGACCAGCCGCCATAAAGGAATGGCCCTTAGAGGATTTAAGCCTGTATATAGAGACGGTCATGGTGTCGGCATCGCCGTATTGAACAAATTCGACACAGGCAGTTTTGATGCCGCCCTGGTTGATTCGGTAGAGAGTGTGGATTGCGGTGCTTTCCATTTGAGGCGAGGTGTTGTGCGGTCTCCCGCTTGATCAATAGTATGGCATACCAGGAGAAAGGGCGCAAGCCCCCGCCTCAGGCGGCGAGGAGCTTGGCGTCAATGTGAGCGAAGCAGCGATCAAGGGTGCCGCTGATCTGAAGCTCGTTGGTGGCCATGTCGCGGAGCACGAAGCGGGTCTCAACGTGCTTGGTCCAGGTGTTGCCGATGTTGGTGGCGGCCTTGCGGACGGTCACCTTCTCGATGAAGAAGCCGCCTTTGGCGCCGATGGTTTCGACGTTTTCTTCAAGGCAAGTGGCGAAGCCGAGAGCAGCGTTGAAAGTCTCGGTGTCGAAAATGCGTTGGAACATTGTCTTGAGGTGTTGTGCCGTCTCCGGCGTTGCACTAATTATGGCATACCAGGGGCTGAGTGACAACCCCTGGCGCAAGATCAGGCGTCCTTGCGGTTGACGCGGGTCTGGGCGTAAACGGTGAGGATGCCGTTGGCGCTGTTCTCGCCGTAGCGGTAGTTCCAGATCGACTTGACGGTCAGGGAAAAGCCCTCGCCGGAGACAGTGCCGCTGATCATGTTCTGATCGTCAACGTGAAGCTCAACGTCTGTGATGGTCTCGCCGTCCTTAAGGCCCTGATTGATCTTCTTCTCCAAAGTCTTGACAGCCTTGGCCTGCTGAAACTCGATGGCCTCCTCAACGATGTTGGTGCGGAGGTTGACGGCCAGGAGTTTGCGGTCCATGCCTGCGCTGTAGGTGCCGGAGCAGAACAGGGGAAGTTGGAAGCGGCGGGGAAGCTCCTGGCGGACGTAGGTCTTGCTCAGGTAGTTGCAGGTATTGAAGGCGGTAAGAACCATCTCCTGGCGAATGGCGCTCTCGAAGTGATTCTTGATGGAAGCGGGGAGGGTGAAGGCTTCGGGCTTGGTGGCGGTGATAGTCATTTGAGGGTTGTGGTGTGTGGGATCTCTCCCGATGTCATTAGTATGGCATACCAGGTAGAGGGTGTCAACACTCACCAGTCAGGTTCGTCTGAGACTTTTCCTAAATCCCCAACAGGGGGTGCATCAGGTTGGTCACGCAGCAGGTTGCGGAAATTCTTGCCGACGTACCCAGGCGGGGGCACGTCCAGATCCTGCATCGTCCAATAACCCTTGCCAATGCCGTCCCGCAGCGTGCGCAGGACGGACTGCAAGTCATTCAGTGGCTGCATCAATAGGGCCTGCTCGCCTTGTACTCAGCGTCGGCCTGAGGGTGCAGCAGAAATCTGCCAGGCATGATGCCCTCAACAGGGGGGCAGTAGGTGCAGTAGCGCCCCAGATGGTCATAACGGCCCATGCAGTACGGGGCAGCAGGACGCACACGCCCATCCATCTGATTCAAGGCTGACTCCATATCGCCTGCGCGAATCGCCTTGTATTCAGCGACAGCGCCAGGCTTTGCATTGACAGGGATCGTTGCGAAGACAAAGTGCTCAGCAGCTTCAGGTTCAAACAGTTTCATCAGAGCATCCAGGAGGGCTTGCGTTCTTGCGGCTGCTTCTCTTCCAAGTACGTGCAGTAGTAGCCCTCACGGAGCCATCTGTCGCACATTGGCAGCCTTTGCTGGAAGGTGTCATCAGAGCGCCTCTGACTCTCTTGATCAGCGGCTTCTATGGCACGCATTAGGTCATCAGCAGACACCTCATCAGGCACGATCTGCATCCACATCTCAAGGGCCTTGCCTTTTGGCTGTGAGCTGACGAGGTGTTGGCAGGCTTGGTAACGCTTCCAGAAAGCCTCAAACTCAGGCGACCCCTTGGTGGCCTTAGCGCGTGTTTTTCGCGCTTTTTTTTCAGTTTTAACCTTAAAAGTATTTATTTCGCTCAGATGTTCTTTGGCCAAAGACTGAACAGCCTCTAGCTGCAGCGGAGGTTGTTCTCCTGCTGCGCTTGCAGGTTGCTTTGGCGATTGCTGAATTTCTATCAGCGGGCGTGAGTTATCTACTGGCTCAGATCCGCCAGCAGCGCACGTGGCTAATTTAGCTACCCCGTCAACCCCTTGAATCCCCAAATCGATAAGATCCCTGATGACAGCTGACTTGTTGCGGAATGGTTTGACCTGCGAGGACAGCCAAATCAGCTGTTCCTCTGTGATTCTGACGTTGATCTGTGGCACAAACGGTTGACGTTGCATCGCAAAGGTGCCACGTTTGCATCGCATACGCAACCCATTTGTGAGACAACTGCTAGATCCCGTTCCAGGACTGGAGTTTTACCCCTTAGTTCATAGATATAGATACAAAGGCGAATGGCTGCCCTATTCGGTGACGCAGGTCCTAGATCACGACCTCAAGCCGTTCTTGCGTGCCCAATTCGAGAAGACCAAAGACGGCCCTGACGGATGGAAAGCCAGAGGCGATGCGATTCACAAGGTCTTTGCCAACCACCTGCGTGGCGAAGGCAGCATCCACGAAGACAAGTGGTCGCCATGGATCGACACACTGCTTGCTGAGCCCCTGCTGCAGGACATCACGCCACTTGCTGTTGAGCAGCCCCTGGTCAACACGATTAAGCGGGTAGGCGGTACGCCTGATGCGATCTTCATCAAGGGTGACGACATCTATATCGCTGACCTCAAGACTGTCAGCAAAAAAGAGGGTGTATCTAGTCGCAAAGAAGCACTGCCGCAGCTCGGTGCTTATCTTGAATTTGCCGCAAGCTGCTATCCCGGCGTGTACGTCACCAAGCTGGTGACGATCATTGCTGGCCCAGGCAAGTGCAAGATCCGGTTTTCGGAGCTTGAACAAGCCACGGACGCATGGCAAGACGCTTGGGGCCGTTTCTCTGTTCTACAGCCTGATTTTTGATGAAGTGCCCTGAGTGCGGATGCTCTTGGATCAGCGTCCTTGAATCGCGTCACACCAGCGAAAAGGCCATCAGCCGACGACGCCAGTGCAAGGGATGCGATCACGTCTGGGCCACTGCTGAGGTGCCTGTGCCTGACGGAGAGTGGGGCTACAAGCCTGTTGAGCGATTTAACGGCAAGTCCAAGCCTGAGTTTGGCGTGCATCGCGGGATGCTTGAGCGCTTGGCATCTGCGTGAACTGGTCTGAGATTCTGCGCAAGGGGGGCGTGCCTGAGCCCCCTGGCTATTTAGAGACTGTGCAGCGAGTGCAACAGAAGCCAAAGAAAAAAAAGAAAGGCAAGGCCAAACGTTGACATGGCATACCAATGACGGCATGATGCTGCGCATGAGCCCCTTCTCTCGTTCGCTCATGAACCGCAAAGACATCAACTATCGCAGTCCTGGTTTCTATGACCCGGAACACCGCAGCCCCAAGACCAACGGCATCATTGTTGCCATTTTTTGCGTCTTGCTTGGCGGTGCTTTTTGGATCAGTCTCACTGACACTCTCGACAAGCAGCAGCGCCAACACTGCGAGCAGGGCTGGCAAGCCGCGTGTGAGGCCCTGAAATGACCAAGGTTCACGAACCCTCAAAACTAGAACTGGTTATAGCTCTTTTTGAGTGTTCAACTTATGTGCGCGAACTGCCTTCAAATTCTGAGAGCACAGCGATTCTCGCCCATGTTTTAGATGTGATTGAGCGGTACATGCACTGCAATCGCATCAGGTATGGGGATGACGACTCGTTCAAAATCTTCAAGCAAGCAGGCCCACTTGAGTTGAAAGCGCGTGAGGCTAGAGCCAAACACCCAAACAGACAGACGCGCAGGAAAAATCATCCTGTCTTTAAGTAATGGGCCGTGGGATTTACTGGAACACCCGGCCTGAGGACACCGTCAAGGCTGCCAAGGCCAGGGCCAAGGCAGCACTGAACGAACAAAACCCAAAGCTCACAAAACTAGAGCTTGCTTTTTACCTTGCCCTCAAAAATGAAAACAGTCAGCATCAACCTTGACCAGTCACGTTCTGACAAGCTTGCCAAGCTTTCAGAGGCCACCAAAGGCAACATGACCAATGTCAGCATTGCTGGTGAGCACATTGAGTTCGAGCAGCCCAAGCTCAGCGCAACCAAGCTCGCCCAAGCCCTACTGAACTCTGCTATTGACAAGGCTTATGCACAGCTCCCCGGCTAGTTTCACGTTCCGCGTTCTTGGCACACCAGTGCCGCAAGGCTCTGTCAAAGCTTTTGGCAGCAGAGTCGTTGCCAACAACGAACATGCCTTAGGCAGCTGGCGCTCTGACGTTGCATCTGCTGCACAACGTGCAAAGCCCGCTGATTGGGACATCAACGCCGCAGTATCGCTGCGTTGTGAGTTCGTGTTCCCGCGACCTCTGTCCCATTACGGCACCGGCAAGAACGCCACAAAACTCAAGCCATCAGCACCCAGGTATCACGTCAAAACTCCAGACGTTGACAAGCTGGTGCGCGGCGTAGCCGACTCTATCGCTGACGCTGTTGCTCGGGTTTTGCTGAACAACGACAGCCAAATCGTTTCCATCTACGCCGCTAAAAGGTACTCAACGGATGACTTCCTTGGAGCCATTATCACCATCACAGCCCTTTCCTAATCTTGGCGATGTCATCACTACTGATGATGTCAGCACTAAAGGATCAGGCAGTTACAAGGCTGATTACATCAACTGGGCACGCACGATGCACCTGCTGCATCTACACGCCCCAGGGTTTCAGTTTCACTTAGCTCACTACGTCGATAGCAGTCACGTTTGGAAAGCTCCAAACGGCACTGCTTACGTCGTTGGCTATTTCACCGGGCCTAATGGGCAGCGCACTCCTGACTTCCCTCAGGCTGTCATGGACAACCGCAACAATGCGATTGCCTTTGACAAGGTCACAGCACGCGATTTAACAGACAGCCATCGCCGTTGTCTGTGTACGGCTGCCGCTGCACAGTTCGGCCTTGGTTGGCAGCTTTGGGCACGCGAGGAGGTTGAAAACCCTCACCGCGAAGAAAAGAAGGCCAAGCCAGCGTCAGCGCCATCGGTGTCAGGCGTATCTAAAGAAGACCAGCCTCTGTCAGAAGACGAGCGCCAAATGCTGATAGGTCTTATCCAAGAGATGACACCTGGCAAGCGCGAAGACTTCTGCAAGTCGTTCCGCTTTGCGTTCAAGTTAGGTGACGACGCTAAGGTTGCTCCCGCAATTACCAGCCGCAAGCACCAGGTCTGGATTCAACAAAATGCCTGACGGAGACAAAAAACGTGAACAACAGGCCAAGGCAGACGCCAACCGCCGATCACAGCACTTTCAAGTGCGGCTAGACAAACAGCTAGCCCAACAGTTGCAGCATTATGCCGACCAACGTCACAACGGCATTATCAACTCTGCACTGATGACCATCATCTCCAAATTCTTCAACGGAAAGTAATGCCTGAATTCGCACCCGACGCCTTCACAATCTTTGGCAACTTCAACAAAGACGAAAAAAAGGAAGGCCATTACTGGGCACAAATGGACGTGCCTGTGGACCAACTGCGCAATCTCTTTGAATGGGTCAAAACAGCAGAACGCTGTGAGGACATCAGAGGGGTCGAGTGCGTCAAGCTCCGCGCCAACCTGATGCCCCGCACTGCCAAGGAAAGCAAAAAGCCCTACCTGATGATGGCTCTAAGCGATGCCAAGCCCCGCACAGCTGACAAACCTCGCATTGATTTCTAACGTGGGAAAGAACGAGGGGGGAGCGCAACCGCGCTCCTTTTTTATGAGGCCAACCATGAAGCAGGTCGAGAAAGACGGGCTGCTGCTATGGGAGGTGAGCCATTGCGGCATGGTCCGCTATTTCAAGCACGACTGGCAGGCCAAGTGGCACTACGAATCGTGCGTCAGGCTCTACAGGTCAAGGATCACAGGGAAACAAGGTTAGTCCCAGCAAGCAATCTTGGCGTCAAGTTCTCCAATGCGCCCAACAGCTTGGCTAAGCAGCTTTGATTGATGCCAGCTCTGTCTCACAAGGGCAGAGCAGAGCATCTTTAATGCTTCCTCGTCATCGCAGTTGCTGACTTCTCTAACGCTGCGTTCAAGCTCAAAGGCTTCTTCTGTTGTCGGGACTACCTGCATCCAGTCGGCCCATCCCATCGGATTGTTACAGAATCCATTGCCCTGAATGGTAAGCAGCGTTTTTGTGCATGTCCATGGGGCTACTGCTCAACGAATATGGCCCAGCCCGACGATGGGCCGTCTGCCTGCCAACGTTGATGAAATGCAGCCTGGCGGACGCTGACGCGATAGCCAGATAACGCAGGGTTGTGGGTGCCCCTCTCAATGTCTGGCAGGCCAAGCGGGTCTGACATAAGCCAGCTTGGATCGTTGGAATAGCGGCCTGAATACCCGTGCAGCACAGACCAGTGGCCACAGGTATCAGAGCCACAGATTGGCGGTTCACCGCGCAGCATGTTGCCTCGGTGATACCAGCCGACCATGACAGGGATGCCGGCGTCGATGGCTTCCATCACGTCTTCTGCATCAGCGTTGTCAACAAAACGAGCCTGCAGGCCAAGGCTGGTCAGTGCTTTGACGTGAGCAAAAACAGAAGTGGTGTCGCCGTGCTTAGCTCTTATCCGCTCGTACTCTTCCTGTGTAGCGACTTTTTTGTAAAAGGCGGCAACCATGGCCCCAGCCGAGGTGAAGCATTTGCGAACGCCGCCAGGCAGGTCTAGTTGCTTGAAGTAACGAGGCAAATACACCTCCTGGTCGATGCCGCTGGCCTTCCAAGCCTGAAACCACTCAGCATCTTCTGACAACAACTCAGGTGGCATCGCTTCCTCCAGCTGCTTGATGGCAGCCATACGATGCGGCACGTCTGGCTTGTACCACTCAAAAAACGGCAGCAACGCAAGGCCCATGGCGATAAGCAGCAGGGTCACTTGGATGATGCCGGACAAGGTCTATTTTTCAATCCTTGTGTCAGGTAGAAGCAATTCGCGTGCGTGCTTGCAAAAAAGGTCGTCGATGTCGTTGTCCGTTCTTGCGACGATCTTCTCAAGCATCGCCACAATTAGCTCTCGGAACGCTCGTGATTTCCAAGCGGTCATCAACACAGGCTTGAGGATTAGAAGCATTGGCCTGGCCTAGTTACCCTTAAAGCGTAGCTCTGTTGTCTCATGGCAGAAACTCCACAGTCAAAAGCAGACGAACAGGAGGAACAGCAACACTCGTGGCTGGGTGATGTTGTCCGCGTAACCATCCTGCTGTGGTCAATGGGAATCCTTACCGCCAACTATCTGGGCATTTTCTCGCAGGCCGTCGATCCAACTTTCCCGGCCAGCCTGTTGACAGGCACTGCGGCGTCTTATTCACCAGCCTTAGGCAAGCTCGGCAAGAAAAAGAAAGAGGACAACGGCGTTATCGTAGATAACAAAGACACCAAAGCTGGCATCAAATGACCCGCGCACTTTTGGTATTGGGGATCACTTTGGCAGCTGCATTGCCTGCTAAGGCAGACATCACCCACAAGATTCAGTCCTCTGTGCAACTGCAAGTCGATGGCGCTGCATCACAGGCTTCAAGGATTGGCAGCACTCTTGCTGTCAGCGGTAGCAACGTCACTCTGGACACTGCTCCTGTCCTCGGGACTCTCACTGCTGGTTCTGCTGTGGGTTATACGCCAGGTGCCTACAGCATCACAACAGCAGGAGACGCCTTCAGCTACAGCGAGTCATACATCGAGGGTGACGCAACCCCAACTGACACATCAGTGAGCAGTGGTGTTGTCACCAGCCTTCCAATGCTTGGTAACACCACCACAACTTCAGGCGGTGTGGCTGGAAGCCTTGCTGGCACGATCGCCTCAGATGGCGCGATGACCATCACAGCTGGTGGAGCCGGCACCACCGCAACAGGTCAAGTGGTTCTCAGCATCGAAGTGGACTAATGCGCTGGCTTTTGCTGCTGTTGTTATCTGCTCCAGCCGCACATGCAGTTCCCGTGGTTCCTAACTTCGCGCAAGGAACCATGACCAGTCACACGGAAACAACCAGCAAGGTCACTGAGACAATCGTCAGTGAAAACTATGCGACTGGTTTTGAATACAGTGCCAGCGGAGTGAACATTGCTCCAGACGGACCAATTAACCCTGTCTCCAGTACAACCGTCAACGGATGGACTTCTTTAGGAGAGCGACCCAACTGGTCAATCGTCAATCCCGGCGAAGCGTTTCAATTCGTCGAGACGCTGCACGGGGCTGGCCTCAAAAACAGGACGACTATCCAGCGCGTCACAGAAATCACAAGCGTTACCGATACGGTCTCCTCATTCTCGGAATAATCGCCACTGCCCCAGTCAACGCGCAGGACGTTGGCGGAATCTCTGCAACCGCATCGCCAACCGCCACATCATCCGGGTCAGTAAGTAATCAAGCTGTGCAGATCTTGCAGGGTTCTGCGATCACCAACACTTACGGAGGATCAATACAGTGCCAGGGTCCCACTTTGACGGTTACCCCCTACCTCAACCGCACAAAGTCTTGGGGCTTGCCGTATGAATACAGCTACCCAGACCCGGTCTATGACCTCAGCGACCTGGACGATGACGGCCGCCTAGACAACCCAGGCGATGTGCTGTTTTTCAAAGACACGCGCACAGGGCAAAAGGACAACCACAACTGGAATGTTGGGCTGTCAATCCAAGCCACCATCCCGCTTGATCAAGGCTTGCAGCGGCGTTGCAAAGAGGCAGTTGACACTCAGCTCGCATTACAACAACAGCTGCTGGCCAACAAAAGGCTGGACTTTGAGATCAGCAGGCTCAAGCACTGTGGAGAGCT